GCCCGCCTGCCCTTTTTCACCATGTCGTCGTGATTATCCTTCTGCGTCCCAAGAAACAGATGAGCGATATTGCAGCAAGGCGGGTTGTCGCAGGAATGCAGGACGTTCAGTCCTGTTGGGATGTGGCCCTTTGTGTGTTCCCATACATAACGGTGTGCCTTCACCAGATTGCCATCGACGCTTACATCTGCATACGACGGCTTCCCGTTGACGCGCCTGTTGGTGGGAAAGACCAGGCATCCATTTTCGCCGGCTTTTAACCGGCGCATGATGCGTTCGATTGGCGGGGTATTTGTCTTTGGCATGGAGCGAGTTTAATTAAACTCGACTCGTTTGTCTACACTACTAGCATCCTCGCAATGCCTTCCTCGAGCGTGAGGAACGGCTTGTCGTAGCCGGCCGCGCGCAGCTTCGTCAGGTTCGCCTGCGTGTGAAACTGGTACTTGCCCTTGAGAGAGTCGGGCATTGGAACCTCGTTGAACGTCTTGCCGAGCGCCTTGGGAATGGCGCGGAAGTCGCGCGCCACGCCGGTCCCGACATCGTATATCCCGCTGGCCGGCAGGTTCCGCCACAACCAGATCATCACCGACACGACGTCGTCGACATGAATGAAGTCGCGCTTTGCCTCGATGTCGAACAGCGCATTGGCGCCCGCGATCATCTGGCTGACCATCGACGCCTGCTTGCCCTTGTGCGCTTCGCCGGGGCCGTAGACGTTGAAGAAGCGCAGGCCGTACCAGTGCTTCGGCATACCACCCAGAACATCCGAAGCGTCTGCCGTGCGATCGAACTCGTCCTTGCTCTTGGCGTACAGGTTCAGCGGCCCGTCGCCATTTCCGTACACGCTGGCGCTCGACGCATAGATGAACGGGATCTCGCGCTCCGTGCAAAAGGTGGCAATCTTCACAGGTAGCAGAACATTCGTTTGCAAGATTGCACGCTCGTCCTCGCACGTCGTATCGCTGATCGCGCCGAGTCCAAAGACCGCCGTTATACTGTTGGCCATAGTAGAGCCCAGCACGTTCTCGACGGATATCGAATGAGGCGCGCGAGGATCTGAAATCACAAACGGCTCGCCAGCCGACTTCAACGCTTTTGCAAGGTGCTTACCCACAAATCCATATCCACCCGTCAAAAGTATCATGCTATATTCCTTTCATGCTTACCCTTGCCGAACGTCTCGCAAAACACAGCCATGATGAAGGAAATTGCCGCATCTGGCATGGAGCCAAGAAATCAAACGGCTATGGCTGTATAGGGTTGTTTATCGAGGGGAAGCGTTTTACGCGGATGCCCCATAGAATGGCCTACGAAGTTGCGAACGGCCCAATATCTGCCGGGCTGTTGGTCTGTCACTCGTGCGACAATCGAGCCTGCATCAACCCCGCGCATCTGTGGCTTGGCAGCTACCAAGACAATGCAAGCGACATGATGGCGAAGGGTCGCCAAACGAGCGGCGAAAGGAACGGACAGTCTCGACTGACTGCCGTAATTGCCTTGGAGATTTACGCAGACAAGCGGCGACAAAGAACCATTGCTGCTGCATATGGGATCTCGCAACCGCATGTGTCTGACATCAAGACCGGCAAGCGTTGGTTGCATGTCACGGGGCATCGGTAGCGCGTCTTTCCCGAATGATCTGCGTCGTCGACACGCCGGGAAGCATCGGAATGCGGATGGTCTTCTTGACCATGTTCCAGCCCACGATTTCGCCCGGCATGTACTCGGCGCCCTTGAACAACACCTGCGGCTTCAGGACTAGCATCATCGCTCGCAGTTCGTCGTCGTTGTCGAACACCGTCACGATGTCGGCGAGGCCGGTGCGCTTCAACTTGTAAAGCCGCACTGCCAGTTCGTCGACCGGCCGGCCCTGCCCCTTCATGTGCCGGATGCTGGCGTCGGAATTGACCGCCACCACCAGCCGGTCGCAGTACTTGCGGCACTCGCGCAGGAGGTGCAGGTGGCCCTCGTGCAGGAGGTCGAAGCAGCCGTTGGTCAGGCCCAGGATCATGGCAGCACCTTTGGGGCAGAGAAAAGCATGGCGCGGTAACAGCCGGAGGCGGCGTCGTTTCCAATGCCCTTGCCGTACTTTCTGATGGCCCAGTCGCGCGCGGCGTTCAGTTGGCTATCGACCTCCTCCCTTGGCACGATTGCGTGTGTGGAAAGGATGGCCTGCAATATGCGCTCTGCCTCATTCCGAAACATTTTCTTGAACTGTCGGAAATCCGTGCCTTCGCCGTCTGCAATTACCCGCGCGACAGTCTCAACCAGTGGGTGGGTCATGGGGTGGCTCCTTCCAACTCGTCGAGACTGCACGTCGCCGTCCCCCGCTTGCCGACCACGACGCCCGCGGCGGCATTGGCGAGCCTGGCGGCATCCGGCAGGGAGAACCCGACTGCCACCGCCGCCGCCAGTACAGCCACAACCGAATCACCCGCCCCCGTCACGTCGAACACCTCGCGCGCCGTGGCCGGGATGTGCCAGCGGTTGTCCCGCATGTGCAGGACCATGCCCTTGGCGCCGCGGGTAGCCAGCACCGCCTCGAACCCGAACTCCGGCATCAGGCGGTCGGGATCCTCGTCGCCCAGTTCGGCCTCATTGGGAGTGATGACCGTGGCCCCGGCGTAGCGGCTCCACGGCCCCTTGGGGTCGACGATGACCGGGATCTTGAACTGGTCCGCCCAGACGATCAGCCGGAGCGCGAGGTCGCCCAGGAACATCCCCTTGCCGTAGTCGGATAATACCAGCGCCCCGATCGTCGGGCTGGCCGTCGCCTTCAGAAAGATGTCGTTGGCGACCTGCCGATGGATCGGCCGGATGATCTCGCGGTCGACCCGGAATATCTGCTGTCCTTGTGCAATATATCGTTCCTTGACCGGGCTCGAGTCGCCGATGTTGGTCAGGACGGTCGGGTAGCAGCCCAGCGCCGCCAGGTTGGCGCCGACGTTGCCCGCCCCGCCCGGCCGGCGGTCCTCGACCATATCGGCCACGAATACCGGCACCGGGGCCTCCGGGCTGATGCGCTCGACCCGGCCGTGGACCCAGCGGTCGATCAGGTAGTCGCCGACCACGACGACGCGGGCGTTGGGCAGGTCACGGATGGATAGTGTATGATTGGTTTCAGCCATTGCGCCTTCTCCTGGGTGGCGTGTTGGTCAGGGCCGGTTCAGGGTGGCAACCCCGGATCGGCCCGCCCCCACTATAGCCCCGTTCCCGCCCGATTGCGAGGGACTACCTATTGGGGTAGTATCCTACCCCAGTGGTGAAACCTTTGACTCCAGCGGCCTCGCCCACATGCGCCGGCTGCAAGTTTTATTCAAAGCCGCCCCCTGTTCCGGCGGCATCGGGAATTACGCGCCCCGGCCAGTGCAAGCGGTATCCCAATACCACATTGAAGGATGCTGCCGACTGGTGCGGCGAGTTCAAAGCGAGGTAGCGATGGAAGAACAAGGCACTCGGCAACGAACCGGCTTTTTGTACAGCCGGCCGGAGACGCGCTTTCCCAATAACAAGATGACCCGCGATGTCGGCCTGAACAAGCGGCTGGTGATCTCGGCCACTTTCTCGGGAAGCACCATCACCGATGCGGCCAGCGATTTCGTGGCTGCGGGTTTCCTCGCCAATGACCAGATCATCGTCTACGGCTCGGCCTCCAACAACGGGGTAAGAACCATTATCTCGGTCGCGACCACGGCGCTCACCGTGGACTTCCCGGTCAAAACGGAAGGTCCGACCGCTGGAGTGGAGATCCGCACGCCATGAGTGGAAAGCAAAGGGTAAATCCCGCACAAGCCATCGGCATCTACTACGCCTCCCCGCCGACCATCGCCGATGGCGATACAGGCGAGGTTCTGCTCGATGCCAATGGCAGGATTGTCGTCAACGTCTCAAACGTAGCCCCTCTTGGCGGCGGCATCACCTGGGGCGCGCCGACTGCCGTGCCGGTAACGGCAGGCCCGACATCGACCACGTTGATTGCGGCGAACGCCTCGCGCAAGGCCATCTCGATCTGGAACCCGGTCGGCAACGCGCAAATGAGCGTCGATATTGCTGGCGGCGTGGCAGTGCTTGCGACGGGCCTGCCCCTGCTTGCTGGCTTCTCCATTACGCTGACTGGCGCTGAATGTCCGGTTGGGGCCATCACGTTTATTGGCACCGCAGCGCAGAGCCTCGTGTATCAGCAGGGGACTTAAGATGCCGATCCAAATTTCTTGGCAGGGCGCCACCCTCGGCGCGAACACGTTCACTGGCGCGCAGGCTGCTCCCACCCTCGCCCTCGGCGGCGCGACCATCGGCACCAATGCGCTGGCGGTGACGGGGACGGCGACGTTTAGCAGCAAAGTTACAGCGTCGGCGTTTGAGAACGCCGCTTCTCAGCCGTTCTTTTTTACGGGTCGTTCGGCTATGTGGTCAACGGTGGACGGGAACATCGTCCTTACCAACAACGGAAACAGCGACTTCGGTCGCCTCCAATTCGGCGGCATCCTGCCGAGCTTTCCGTCGATCAAACGCAGCGGCGCTGCACTTCAAGTCCGCCTTGCTGACGACAGCGGCTGGGCCGACATCGCGGCGGGCAATGTCAGCGGAACCAACTCCGTAGTTGCCGGTGTCTACTTATACTACGGTTTCAGCGGTTCAGTAGGGCAATCTGCCGGCACTGGGTCGCCCGAAGGTGTTGTAACGGCAGGCGTCGGTTCCACACGGGTCCGCACTGATGGCGGACCGGGCACGACGTTTTACGTCAAGGAAAGCGGCACCGGAAACACCGGCTGGGTCGCGAAGTAAGGAACACACACATGACTACCACATACACACTCACGCCGACCACGCTGGCCAACTACCCGACAGCCGAAGGCGAGACAGATGTCGTCTATCGCGTCGTTTGGAATTACAGCGGCGCTGACGGCGAGTTCGTCGCGTCCTTCTCCGGCCAGACCGATATCACCTACACGCCGGGTACGCCGTTCACGCCCTACGCCGAATTGACGCAGGAGCAGGTCGCGGGCTGGGTCACCAGCGCGTGGGCACCGGAGCAGACGGCTAGCTATCAGGCCACTCTTGACCAGAGCATTGAGGCCCAGAAGAACCCGACAACGCAGGTGCTGCCTCTGCCGTGGGTGGCCGTCGATAGTGGAGCCGTCTGATGAAGCTCGATTTATCCGTCCCGGCGATCAACGTCATCTGCCACGCGCTACAGGCCCTGCAACAGCAGACCGTTGTCGTGCTTGAGCAGATCGCGGAGCAGGCCAACGTGCAACAGCAGGCCGAGACGGCCGCGCAAGACAAAGCCTCAGACCCATAACCAATGGCCGACCTGAACGATCCGCTGCCCAGGAAAGATGACTTGCCAATGACGGCGACAGATATCCAATCAAAGATCGTCCATGGCCTATGATCTCCTAGGCGCCATTGACACGCTGTTTCAGGGCATCATCGTCCAGCCGCCGCTCGTGCAGGCGGCCTATACCCGCTGGGCTGCCAAAGGCAGCGCGCTTGACAGCAGCGACGTGACCACGATTCTGGCGGCGGCCAACGTGCTGATCGCGGCACAGACCGGCGCCGACTATATGCCGACGACCGAACCCGCCTATCCGACCGCGTTGCCGACTTTCCCCGACGCACTTCCCCGCTACCCGGATGCCTACGGCGGCATGTCGTCCCCTGACGGCTGGGTCATCACTCGCGGCAACACGGTGGTCGACCCATGATCGTGAAATCATGCCGTGTTGAAGACATTCGGTCGGCTCCGAATATCGACGATCTGATATACGAATACGCCAACGAGTCGCGCATTCCAGAAATGCCATGGCCTCGCACAGACTGGAATACCTACGAAACCCTCGAGCGGGTGGGAAGCCTTCATGTTTTTTCCGCCTGCCAAGAAACAACCTTGGTTGGGTTTGTATTTTTAATTGTTTCGATGATGCCGGAATACGGCATTGCACTGGCCTGTACCGAGGCGTTCTTTGTTGCCGATGCCTATCGTCATACGGGCGCGGGCCTGAAACTCTTGGATGCCGCTGAAAACAAGGCGGCCGAATTAAACGCCCCTGGCATGTCCGTCGGCGCGCCAATTGACAGCAGGTTGGCGCAAGTTCTTCCGCGGAGAGGGTTTCGTGAGGTAGGGCGGACATTTTTCAAAAGGCGAAAAGATGCCTGAACTTGTAGCCACGCAAATTGTACCGCCAATGTCCGCTTCGGCAATTGGCAAGGTTCGTGAATTGGAAACCGAACTTTTCAAGTTGCCACAACTTGCGATCAAAATGCATCACGTCCTGCACGGTGGGATGTATGCGCGCACAGCTTTTGTCCCTAAAGGGGCAATAATGGGTTGTTGTCTTATTAAGGTTCCAACGATCATTGTGCTTTCCGGGGCGGCGGATGTTTATGTCGGGCAAGATGCTCCACTTCATTTGGAGGGGTACTGCATAGTTCCAGCCAGCGCCGGCCGGAAGCAGGTCTATGTCGCCCTAACGGATTTTTCTTTGACCATGTTTTATGCCACCAAGGCAAAAACCGTAGAGGAAGCAGAAAACGAAACAACGGATGAGGCGGATCTTCTTGCGTCGAGGCGCGACGGGCTGAATACCATCATCGTCACAGGAGAATGAAATGTCTTCAGTCGCTACTATTGTTGCTGGCGTCACCGCTATTGCTGCTGTTGCGAGCACAATTTACACCGTATCGCAGCCTCGAGGCGGTGGCGGTTCAATGCCCGCCGTGCCGCAAAACCCGAACGTGCCGAACTACACCGACCCATCCGTGCAGGCCAACGCCGATGCCGTCGCTGCCGCACAGGCTCGCGCCGCCGGTCGGTCGTCAACCCTGCTCACAGGCGGGCAGGGCGATACATCGGCGGTGACGACCAACAAGAAGACCTTACTAGGCGGGTGATATGGAAGAAAAAGCACGCCGCGTCATAGAGGACTTCGACCGCGGCGACGCGGAGCGCGGGACGTGGAAAAACCACTGGCAACAGATCACCGAACTCTGCCTGCCCGAGCGCAACGACTACACCGTCCAGCGCGCGCCCGGCATGAAGCGCAACCAGAACATCTACGACGCCAGCCCGGTGTTCGCGCTCCAGCAGTTTGCTAACGGCCTGCACAGCCTGCTGACCTCGCCGACCCTGCAATGGTTCATGCTGCACAGCGACGACGACCGCCTGAACGACCGTCAGGACGTGCGCGCGTGGTTCGATGCCGTGGCCATGACGATGTACGGCTACTTCAACGGGCCGCGCCACAACTTCGCCTCACAGAGTCACGAATACTACCTCGACCTGGGCTCGATCGGCACCGCCGTCATGGCCGTGCTGGAAAGCGACAGGTCCGGCATCCTGTTCAGCGCCCGCCACCTCAAGGAATGCGTGATCTTCGAAAACGACGAGGACCGGGTCGACGGCCTCACGCGGCGCTGGAAGTACACCGCCCGCCAGGCGTTCGAGGCGTGGGGACTGAATGCAGGTCCCAAGGTCGCCGAGGCGTTCGACAAGCAGCCCGACAAGGTCATGTTCTTTTACCACCAGGTGAAGCCGCGCAAGGACCGGAACCCGGAACGCCGGGACAAGATGCACAAGGCGTTCGAGAGCATCTACGTCAGCGGCGAGGACGGCCACATCATCGCCGAGGGCGGCTTCGACGAGTTCCCCTATCTGGTGAGCCGGTTCAGCAAGACGGCCGGCGAAATCTACGGCCGCGGCCCCGGCATGACGACCTTGCCGGACATGAAGATGCTGAACGAACTCAACAAGATGGTCATCAAGTCGGCGCAGAAAATCGTCGACCCGCCGCTCCAGATCCCCGACGACGGCTACCTCCTGCCGATCAAAACCGTGCCGGGCTCGCAGAACTTCTATCGCGCCAACAGCCCGCAGACGGCACGCATCACGCCGATCGAGACGAAGGGCCGGGTCGACATCGGCTTCGAGATGCTCACCGAGCTTCGCGCCCAGATCAATCGTGGCTTTTACGTCGAGTGGATGATGATGCCGTCCGACCCGTCCGACCCGGCAGCGGCCGGCAAGGGCGTGACGGCAACTTACGTCCTGCAACAGCGCGACGAGAAGATGCGCCTTCTTTCGCCCATGCTGGCCCGCCTGCAAAGCGAGTTCCTTGGACCGCTGATCGACCGCACGTTCAACATCCTGATGCGCCAGTCCATCGCCAGAGGCTTTGGAGAGGGTTCGCCGTTCCCGCCCGTTCCCGAGGCGCTGGCCGGCACCGATTGGCATGTCGAGTACCTGTCGCCCATCGCCGTCGCCCAGCGGTCCAGCCAGTTGGACAGCGTCGGTCGCCTGCTCGCCCTGCAACAGCAGATGCGGGTGATCGATCCCAACGGCCAACTGATCGTCGACCCGGAGGCCATCATGCGCCTGACCAGCCGCGACCTCAACGCGCCTGCCGTGGCGCTCAAGACGCCCGAGGCCCTGCAACAGGAAGCCCAGCAGCGCGCCGATGCCGAAAAGGCCATGGCAGGCGCCCAACAGGCCGAACAGATGGCCGGAGCCGCCAAGGACGGCGCACAGGCCATGGCCACGATGAAGGGAGCTGCCGCAGCATGACGAACTACCTTCGCAGCCCCGACGTGATCCTGTCGTGCGACGGCCCGTCCTGCCTGCAACTGCCGGACAAGGCCCCGCGGGTGTTCGTGCCGAGCAAGACGCCCACCCAGAAGGACCATGCCCCCCTGACGCTGGCCTTCCCGCACCTGCACTACTGCGTGGTTCACTGGGAAACCCACATGAAGCTGGACGACCTGCTGACCGACAAGGTGAAGGCGCGGTTCGAGGACCAGGCCCGGCGCGTCCGGCCGCACGATTTCGTCTGCGACTTCGACGCCGCGCTGGTCCAGCCGATCGACGTCCACTCGCCGGAGTACGGCGCCTACATGGCACGCATCGGGCTCAAGACGGACGGGCTGGGCTACGAGATCCACCAGACGCTCAAGAAGCGGCTTTCCGGCGCGGTGGGCTTCCTCTGATGGCGGTTCCCAAGGCGGTCAAGCGACAGGTGGCGCTGGGCACGGCGTACCAGAACACGTTCAGCCATGGCGACGGCCGGCGGGTGCTGATCGACCTGATGCAAAAGGCCAAGATCCTCGAGATTTCCGGGGATGACGGACCCTTCGAAAACGGCCGCCGGTCCATGGTCGCCGAGATCCTGGCGATCACCCGCTACGACTACGCCAAGCTCCTGGCACTAGCCGAGGAGCGGGTTGAAGATGTAGGCGGCGAAGAGTAATATCCTACCACCGATAGAGGTTTTCATGCCCGACGGCGAGAATCAGACACAGTCGACCGACACCGTAAGCTGGACCGCCAGCCTGCCCGAGCCCATCCGCGCCAATGAGGCGTGGAAAGACGTGCCCGATGTCGGCACCCTCGCCAACCGCTACCTCGAAACCCGCAAGCCCTTCGCCGAGCAGCTTCCCGAGGACATCCGGGGCGAAGCGATGTTCAAGGACATCAAAGATCTTGCCGGGCTTGCCAAGGGCTACCACGGCGCCCAAAAGCTGATTGGCGTCCCCAAGGATCAGCTTCTGCGCCTCCCCGCCGACGACAAGCCCGAATCGTGGGCGCCGATCTACGACAAGCTGGGCCGCCCCGAGAAGCCCGAGGGCTATGTCCTGAAGGGACCGGACGGCAAGCCCATCGACCCCAAGAATGCCGAAAGCCTCTACAAGGCAGCCCACGAGGCCGGTGTCAGCCAGAAGCAGATCGAAAAGCTCTACGGCTGGCTTCAGGAAACCTCGACCCAGGCCCAGACAGCGCAGCAGGCGGAAGCCCAGCGTGCGGCCGAGACGGCGGTGACGGAACTCAAGACCGAACTCGGCGGCGCCTTCGACCAGCGGGTGGATCGGGCCAAGGGCGCGGTCAAGCAACTGGACGTGGATCTCAAGCTGGGCGGCAAACTGGCCGAGACGCTGGAAAAGGCGGGCCTTGCCAACAACCCCGCGCTGTTCAAGGTTTTCGACCACCTCGCGGCCCAGATGGCCGAGGATGGCAAACTGGCGGGCAAGGGTGGTTCTCAGGACAGCGGCCTCAAGTCGCCGGCCGAGGCTCGCCAGCACATTGCCGCCAAGCAGCAGGACAAGAATTTCATGGCGCGCTACCTGAACAAGAGCGTCCCCGGTCACGCGGAAGCGGTCGCCGAAATGGCCGACCTCTACCGCCAGTCCACCGCGATGGCCGCCTAGAAATTGCACTTAGCCGGGCAGCCCTTCGGGGTCCGGTGAACGCCGTGGTCGAGCGGACCTAAAACGCCAGGCACGGGTCCGCATCAGCGGGGAACTCAGCCGATTGAACGTAAACAATCGGGAGTATCCCATGTCTTTCACTGTCACGGACGCATTCGTTCAGCAGTTCACGGGTAACGTGAGTTTGCTGGCGCAGCAGTCGGTGTCCCGTCTTCGCGGTCGTACCCTCGAAGACATGATCACCGGCGAGAGCGCGTACATGGAACAGGTCGCCAGCACGGCGGCTGTCAAGATCACGGCGCGTCATTCCGACTCGCCGGTGATGAACACCCAGCACCTTCGTCGTCGCATCGCGCCCTACGATTACGGCTGGGGCGATCTGGTCGACAACCTCGACAAGGTCCGCCTGCTGATCGATCCCGCGTCAACCTACGCCCGGAACGCCGCCATGGCGATGAACCGTGCAATGGACGACGAGATCATCAGCGCCTTTTTCGGCACGGCGTATTCGGGCCACTCCGGCTCGACCGCGCTCACCTGGCCGAACGGCAACTCCGAAAGCACGCCGACCACCCCGGCCGGCAAGCAGGTCACGGTCGCTTCGTGGACCTACGGTAACGGCTCCGGCAACGCCGGCCTCACGATCAGCAAACTGATCGAGGCCATGGTCGCGCTGGACGCTGCCGAAGGCGACGAGGGCGAGGCCCGCTATCTGGCGATCGGCGCGGTTCAGAAGGGCAACCTGCTGGCCACGACGGAAGCCACGCTGAAGGAATACGGCGTCGCCAAGGATGACCTGGCCCCCCTGCGGGACGGCAAGGTCGCCATGATCGTGGGCTTCGAGACGATCCATTCGGAACGCCTCCTGCTCGACTCGTCCGGCTACCGTCGCGTTCCTGCGTGGCGCCAGTCGGCCATGGGTCTTGGCGTTGCCAAGGACATCAGCGGACGTATGGCGGAACGCGCCGACAAGCGGTTCAGCATGTACGTCTACACCGACATGAGCGTCGGCGCTTCCCGATTGGAAGAGGCCAAGCTCGTCGAAATCGCCTGCGTCGCTTAAGGAGGGCACACACATGGCTGTTACCTACGCACCGAACTGCTCCCTGCTCGTGAACAACACGGCAGGCGTGGTTCAGAGCCTTCCCGACGAGCGCGTCGGTGGGCACGAAAGGGTCTGGGTCGAAGCGATTGCTATGGCCGGGACCGCGATTGCCGACCAGATCATGGTGGCCCGTCTGCCCTACGGCAGCGTGCCGCTCTCGGTCGATATCTCGACGTCTGTGTCTTTGGGCGTCTCGACCATCGCGATCGGCGACAAGATCAATGCCAGCCGCTTCTCGGCGGCCGGCACCTACACCTCGACCAACGCGACCACGAACGCTATCAACGTGGCCACGAAGGGCATCCCGCTGACCACCTGCTACGACTACGCAGGCACGTCCAGCACGGCCTATGAGGACATCCTGATCACGGTGGGCGTATCGAGCCTTGTTTCCACCGGGACCTTGGTCGTCGTGACCAAGTACATCGACTACGGAACCTGATCCAACCGGATGAGGGAAAACTAGCCCGGCAGGACCCCACGCCCTGCCGGGCACTTTCTTGGAGGTCACATGGCGGCCGGCGACAGTTCCACCTCGATCTGCAACATCGCACTGATCGCGCTGGGCGAGGATCCGATCACCAGTCTCCTCGACAACACCAAGCGTGCCATCCTGTGCAACGCACGCTACGACGACGTTCGCCGCGCGGTCCTGCGTTCCCATCCGTGGAACTGCAACCGCAAGCAGGCGCAGTGGGCATCGGACGCGACCGGCCCGCTTTTCACCTTCGCCTACCGCTACCAGCTTCCCGCCGATTTCATGCGGATGTACTCCATGCCCGAAAACGACATGGCGCTATGGGACATCATGGACGGCTACCTTTATACCGACCAGGGCTCGCCGCTCGACGTCGTCTACGGCTACGACCTCCAGGACGAAACCAAGTTCGACCCGCTGCTGGTTCACGCCATTGCCTACGCTCTGGCCGGTGAACTTGCGATCCCGCTGACCCAGAACACCGAGCGCGCCAAGCAGGCGCTGGCCGTGATGGAAGGCAAGCTGGGCATTGCGCGCCTGATCGGGTCGCAGGAGAACAGTCCGCGCGAGTGGGATGAAGACGTCCTTCTGCGGAGCCGGCGTTGAGGCAGGACATTGAGCTCACCTCCTTCACGAAGGGCGAACTGTCTCCGCGCCTGAAGGGCAGGACCGACTACAAGGGCTACTACGAAGGCTGCGAGACGGTTCTGAACATGGTGCCGATGCCGCAGGGTGGAGCGACACGCCGGCCGGGCACGCTCTATTGCAGCTACGTCAAAAACCAGTCCTACACGCCGCATCTGGTGCGCTTCATCTTCAGCGTCACGCAAGCGTACATGCTCGAGTTCGGCCCGTCTTACATCCGGGTTTACAAGGACCAGGGCCAGGTCACGAACGACCTTGTGGTGACGGGAGCGGCCGACAATGGCGCCGGCCTGATCCGCCTTACTGTAGCCTCGACGGCGGGCTTGTACACCGGCAACACCGTGACCGTGGCATCCGTGGGCGGCGTGCCGGCGGCGACCGGGACGTGGACGCTGACCAAGATTTCCTCGACCACCTTCGACCTGGTGGGCTCGACCTTTGCCGGGCTGTACACGACGGGCGGAACGGCCAGCGTCATCGTCGAGATCCCGACCAGCTACGCTGCGGCAGATATCACGGGCATCAATTTCACGCAGTCCGCCGACACGCTTTACCTCTGCCACCCGACCTACCCGCCGGCCACGCTGACCCGCTCCAGCCATACCAACTGGACGCTGTCCAACATCACGTTTTTGGACGGCCCCTACCTCAAGAACAACGAGTATGTGACCGCGACCACGCTGGCCTTGTCGGGCACGACGGGCAGCGTCACGGTGGAGGCCAGCGCCACGACCGGCATCAACGGCGGCGCCGGCTTCAAGACGACCGATGTGGGCCGCCTGATCCGCTTCTTTTCCGGCACGCTCTGGAACTGGCTTCTCATCACCGCATGGACCGACTCGACGCATGTGACGGCCACCATCCAAACCGACGTTCTGAACGGCGCATCGAGCGAAGTCGCGGCGGGGACAGCGACGGTGAAGTGGCGGCTGGGCAAATGGTCGGCCACGACCGGCTATCCCTGGCTGCCGACCTTCTGGCAGCAGCGTTTGATGCTGGCGGGGACAAACAACGAGCCGAACGCCCGCGAGGGCTCCCAGACTGGCGACTTCGTGAACTTCGCCCCGACCAAGTCGGACGGCACCGTCGTGGACACCAATGCCCTGTCGTGGATCGTATCGGACGATCAGGTCAACGCCGCACGCTGGATCTCGGCCGCTGGTTCTGCCGAGGCCATGCAGTTGGCCGTGGGCACGGACGGGTCCGAGGAGATCATGCAGGCCGCGACGACCTCGCAGGCCCTGACGCCGACGTCGGTACAGGTCTACCGCGAGACGACCCTGGGTGCGGTCGCTGATGCTACCCCGTGGCGGGTCGGTAAGGCGGTCCTGTTCTGGTCCGCAAATGGCCGCAAGCAGTACGAGTGGCAGTTCAACTGGCAGATCAACGGCTACCAGGGCCTCGACAAGACCGTCGACAGCGAACACATCAGCCGGGGCGGCGTCGTTGATACCGCCTATCAGAAGCAGCCCTACGGCATCCTGTGGAGCATCACGGCGGACGGGCGCCTGATCGGCATGACCTACCTGCCCGAGCAACAGGTCGTGGCGTGGCATCAGCATCAATTGGGCGGGGACTACTATGGTGGGCCGCCGCTGGTGGAGTCGATTTCAGTCATCCCGAACTCAGCCGTAACCGCCGATGAGCTTTGGCTTTCGGTGCGTCGGACCATCAACGGATCGGCGGTGCGGACCATTGAGGTGATGTCGCCTTTCTTCGACGACATGCACCAGGAGGAGGCGGTCTATATGGACTGCTCCCTTTCGTCCGCCCTTGTCAGCCCATCCGCGACGGTGACGCCCAGCACCATGACCGGATCTGTCACCCTCACGGCTACGGCTGGCACGCCCTTTGCGGCGGGCAATGTGGGCTCGATTGTCCGCCTGAACGACGGCATCGCGGTGGTGACAAGTTACACGTCCAGCACGGTGGTCGCCGCAACCTGGCTGGCGGACGCCACTAACAAGGCCCCGTCGACCTCCGGCAACTGGACGATGACGCCCCAGTACAGCAGCTTTTCCGGCCTTTCCCACCTCGAGGGGCAGGAAGTCCGGGTGCTGGGCGACGGCGCCGACTTCGGAAAGGTGACGGTGGCGTCATCTACCGCGACCCTGCCGGTCGGCACCGCATCCTACGCCAAGATCGGCCTACCCATTTTTTACCGCCTGACCGCCATGCCGTTTGAGCCCATCCGCGCCGCGGCGGCCAATACGCAGGGCCGGATCAAGCGGATCGACACCATGTGGCTGCGGCTCCTCGAGAGCCTTGGCTGCGATATCGGTGTAAAACAGACGGACCCCATGACCCAGGCCATTGCCTACAAGACAGAGGCGCTGGAGACCCGTTCGGCCGCCGATTTCATGGGCGTGGCCCCACCGCTGTTTACGGGCCTGTACCGCCTGAAGGTGCCGGGCGGCTTCGATCAGGAGGCCCAATTGAACATCGAAGGCGATGGCCCCTACCCGCTGACTATCCTCGCCATGATCGCCAAGGGTGATGTGGGCGAAATGCCGGGGCCGGGCTGATGGCTGAGTTCGGATCCAGCAACGGAGACTACTTCGCCCTAGCCGGCCTGGCGGCGACTGCGCTTGGCACGCTCACGTCGGCGCAGGCCCAGCTTCAGCAGGGCGCGGTCCAGAACCAGATCGCCCAGTACAACGCCAACGTCATGCAGCAGCGGGCGCAGCAGGTCCGCGCACTGGCCGCCGCCAAGGAAGCCATGCAGCGCCGGATCAACGGCCGTCAGCAGGGCCAGATCGTGGCGGCATACGGGGCGTCCGGCGTGGATGTGGGGCAGGGCACGCCGCTCGAGGTCC